AATATCAAACAAGAAAAATTTTCCTGAGTTTCAAAAATATATTGAATTATTAGAATCAAATTTTAATAATGATAGAACAAAAATTTATGAAAATGATCCCAATTCTGAACTAACATCTTTTTCAGTAAATAAAGGAGAAGAAGTCGCTTTTTGTTTAAAAAGTAAAAGATCTGGTAAATTACATGAAGTAAATTTACTTTTATATGTTGCTATTCATGAAATGGCACACATGGCTTGTCCAGAAATCGGACATGGTAATTTATTTAAGAAAATTTTTAATTTCTTAACATTACAAGCAATTGAACAAGGAATTTATGTAAAGGAAGATTATTCGGCTAATCCAGTTGAATACTGTGGTATGATTTTATCTTCATCAATTGTATAAAATATTTTTTCTAATAGTTAAAAATTGATTTATAATTATATTATTATTATATAATATAATTATTATGAGTAAAAATAAAAAATTAAAATCCATTAATTTAATTAATGATGATTGTATAAAATATTTAGAAAAATTAGAAGATAATACTATTGATTGTGTAATTACAGATCCACCATATTTTATAGATAAATTAGATAATTCTTGGTCAGCTAAAGAAGTTTCTGCAGAAAAACCAAATAGTCATATTAAACATTTACCTAAAGGAATGAAATTTGATAAAATACAAATAAAAAATTTATATGATTTTTATTTAAAATTATCTGATTAACTATTTAAAAAAATGAAACCTGATGGATATTTTCTTTCATTTTCTTCACCAAGATTATATCATGCAATTGCTATGGCGAATGAATTAGCTGGTTTTGAAATTAGAGATATGATTAATTGGGTTTACACACAAAGCATGCCAAAAGGTATGAATATAAATCATATTATAGATAAAATGGAATTAACAGAACAACAAAAGATAGATTTAAAAGAAGAATATAAAGATTTTAAAACACCACAAATAAAATCTTGTTTTGAACCAATTTGTGTTGCAATGAAACCAATTGAAGGAACATTTATTAAAAATGAATTAAGTTTTAAAACAGGTTTATTGGATTTTTCAAATAAAGTTGGTATAGATTTGGATAAAGTTCCTGCAAATATTATTACTACAGAAGAATTTAATCTACTTTATGATAAAAATTTTTTAATTCCTAAACCATCAAAAGAAGAAAAGGGTGATTATAATACTCATATAACAGTTAAACCTATTCAAATAATGGAACATTTAATTAAGATTTTTAGTAAAAAAAAATCATTGATATTAGACCCTTTTATGGGTAGTGGAACAACTGGTGTAGCTTGTAAAAATTTAGATAGAAAATTTTTAGGAATAGAATTAAATAAAGAATATTTTGAAATTTGTAAAAAGAGAATATCAAAGGGAGCTAATAAATAAACTTTTAATTTTTCTCAAATTTTTTTTTAAGAACCTCATATAATTTTTTTTGTTCTGATTCAGTATAATATTTATCAATATTAGGAATTAATTCTTTATCTGCAGTAGGCCACATTTTATGAAAATAATTATCCCATTTAAATTTATCTCTGTATTTACCTTGTAAAGGTGGTTGCCAAGCTAAATTCTTTTCTGATGAATCTGCAATAGATGGGTCTAAATGTCCAAGTTGCCATTTATCATTTGGAATATCTATTAAATTTACTTTCCACCAATTTTTAATATCACCAATTAATTTTTCTTTATCTCCACTAATGCCAGCATTCTTTCTTTTTTCTACATGAATAGGATTATATTCGTATGGAAATTTAATTGCATATTTAGTTCTTTCATTAAATTGTTTTGCAATTCCTTTTTGGTCTATTTTATTAAAAGCTTGAGATGCATCTTTACTTTTTAAATTTATTTGTTGAAAGAATTTTTCACAATCTTCTTTGGTTAAATATTTTTTTCCATGAACTTCTGGGTCACTTAATAGTGCTAATGCTTGAAAATTAATTGTTTTTTCCATTTTCCCTTTACATTTTGTTTCTTTATTAGGTATAATAATATTATTTTTATTACAAAAAGCTATAAATTTATCATCTAATTTTTCGAATGCAGTTTTATATTTTTCGATGTCTATTCTAGAATATGTGTTTTCTGAAATAGTAATTTTTGTTAGCTGTTCTGTCAATTGTTCCATTAAAATTAATTTAAAAATAGAAATACAATAATTTTTCAATTTTTATTTGAACCGGATGGCGCTAAAAAAACTTTTCCTTTAAGCAAGAGGTCAATCTGTTTTCAAATGGTAAGCTCCTCACTATGCAGTTGAAACTATAATTAATAATGTTAATTTTTAATTATATTTTCTAAATAGGTATAATATGAAAAATCCTATTAAAATAATACATAAATTTAAAAATAATAATAAAATAATACAGTATAAAATTTTCATTTTTGTTGGTTCTTTATTGGAAGACAATATAATGAAAATATTAAAAATAATAGAGAAGAAAGATTTTATATCTTCATTTTTAGTTTTATCTGATAAACAAATAAAAGAAATTACAAATTATTATGGCGATGAATGGTATAAATTCTTCTTTACAAGTTATTATATTAATAATCAAATAATATTTTTGAAAAATAATAATAGTAAAAGAAAACAATTAGAATCAAAAATGGGTAAAGAATGGGTTAATAATTTACTTAGTAAAAAAATAACTACTGAACGCTCGCGTTCTTATGCTTCTAACTTAAAAGATAATTATAATCCTTTAAAATTAGAAACAAATAAAAAAATGAAACTGATTGATTTTAGAACACAAACAGGAGGTGTAACACAATTAATAGGAGGAGATGATGAAGAAGATAATGATTTTCTTAATACAGAAGATAGTGATGCCCTTAGTGATATAGATGTAGAAGGACCTCCTGTTGAAAAAGAACCAGAAGAAAAAAATGAAGATGAAGAAGATAAACCGATAACAGAAGAACAATTAGAAGATATTGTTGAAGAAGATTTAGATATAGATGAACTTACTAAATTATATTCAAATACAGATATTGAAACTGATAAAGCTGTTAAAGAAACTTCTAAACTAATTAGTGAAGCTATAAATGATAAAAAATGGGATAAATCAATAGATATGGCAACTTCTGATTACGATGATTCTTTTGACACTGTAAATTATGAAGGAAAAATAGAAGAAATATACAATAAATATTATATAACTAATGAATATATTTTTTTGGATGATACAATTAAAACTCTTAGAAATAAGATTTGTGTATCTATTTCAGCTAATCCTAAATATGGTAAAAATATAAAATTATTACCTGAAGTACAATATTTCTGGACAGAATATTTTAATAATGAAAATGGTAAAACTGATTTAGTTATGTTAGGACAAAGATGGACTAGTAGAAATGAACTTTTAAACATTGATATAAAACCTAACGAAAATTTAAAAGTTTATGAAAAATTAAGAGATAATTTAGCTTATTTAAAAAGTTCTTTTGGTTATAAAATTAAAAGAGAAGATGATGAAACTAATGTTATAGATTATTACGCTGGTTATATGACAAACAATGAAATATTAATGATTGATATTTATGATGAATTCAATTCAAATTATTCTCCAGAATCAGAAGATAAAAGAAATTTATATGAAGTTTATGTAAATATTTATTTTCCTCAAATAAATTATGAAAGATTAGAACAAATTTTAAATTTATTACAAGGTAAAGATACTAAAGAATTAGAATATACAGAAAATGTTTTTGGAACAATTAAAAATGATACAAAATTAGAAAAGGAAATTTATGAAAACATTGAAAAAGCTAAAATGAAAATTGGAAGTTATAATGAATTATTCGATGAAAATCATATTATTCAATCTATTATTCATGTTAATATAAATGACCCAAAAAATATTACAGGAACTGTTTCAGAAAATAAATTTAATTTATATAGAATTTTTGATAATTTTGCTGTAAATCAAGATTATCCTTTTATTCAATATCAAACACCTGATACAAATATTACATATAAATTTTATACCAAAGCAGAAAAAATAGATAGTAAAGAAATTTTATCTAAATGGTTTGAAAATGCTCCTTATGGTATTTCTGTAAAAGTTAGACAAGCTGAAGATAAATATATTTCTATTAATATCCATGAATCAGGCAGAATAGAATATAAAATTACTTTTAAGGAAGAAGATAGTGCAACTATAGAAAATATATATACAACTTATGATGTTGTAAGAAAATTACTTAGAAAAATTAATAGTGAAAATAAAAAAATTAAATTTATAGAGCCTCCTAATGATAGATTTAAATTTGCATTTATAAATACAATACAAAAGTTTAGAATACCAGAAAAGTTTAGAATTAATCACGATGATCTTTCAGAATTTGCAAGATTTTTCTTTCCATATGTTTCTTTAGTTATAGAACCTAAAAAAAGAGAATCAAAGAAAATTCTAGCTGTAGAAACTGAAACTTCTAAATATGGTACATATTTAAGATATAAAAGAATTTCTAAATATGAAAACAGAACCAAAATGCACTTGAGAATTTTATATTTTTTAAGAAATTATGAATTATCAGATAGAGAATTAATTGATGAAGTTGCAAAACAATTTAATATAACTCAAGATGTAGCAGCCAAAGAATTAGATTTTGTTAGAGAAAAATATGTTAAAGTAATTAAAAAATCAAAAAAATTATTAAAACATTTAAAATCATTACCAAGATCAAAACCTCCAGGAATTGATATTAGTATTCAGGGAAGAGATAGAGATAGATATAAAATTAGAATTACTGGTGCTCGTGATAAATTTCAATTAGATGAAATTATAGATTTTATGAAAGTTCTTTTATTTTTATATGTTGAAACTTATTTATATAAGAAAAAGGAATATCAAAGATTAAAAGATGTATTAAAAACTCTTAACAAGATTGCTAAAAGAAGAAATAAAGTTATTGAAATTGTAGATTATGAAACATCTATTAAAAATGTAAAAGTCATAACAAATTTAGATAAAAAGAGATTAGGTTATAAACCAGAAGAAGGTCAAAATCAATGGACTCGTAATTGTCAAAATAGTGGTAATGATAAAAAAAGAAGACCCGATGGTATTGCTTCAGACCAAATAGAAAATTTAGTTAAGAAAGGATATAAGTTAAATGATAAAACAGGATATTATGAAAGAGTAGTTGAGGTAAAATCAAAGGGTACAGTTAAAAAAATTACTCTTAGAGCTATTAAATTACCTGGAGAAAACGGTAAATTTAATTATTATGCGTGTAATCCAGATGAAAATCAAGACCATATGTATGTTGGATTTTTAACAAAAGGTAACAATCCCAATGATTTATGTATGCCTTGTTGTTTCAAGAAAGATCAATTAACTTCAGGTAATAAATTTAAGATGAATTACTATAAAAAATGTATTGGTGAAAAGGCAACAGCTACAGTAGAAAATACAAATCAAGCTTTGGGAGATAAAGTATATATTCTTCAAGAAACAAATAAAGTTCAAGACGGTAGATTTATTTATTTACCTAAATATTTAGATATCTTTTTCAATCAAATTTGGAAACATGACCAAAAAATTAGAAATCACTATTTATTGGAATCAAAATCTGGATATTTTTTCAAATATACAGTTAAAAATGAAAAATTTAACTTTTTAGCAGCTATAGCAGACATCTATGAAAAAAGTATACCTGATATAATTACTAGTATGTCTAATTTTATTTTAGCAGACAAAGATGAAAAATATTTCACTTATTTAAACAATGGTGATATAAAAGAATCATTTAATACAAAAGATAATTACATAGAATATTTAAATAATTCAAATTACTTGGAATATGATATTACTGGTGAACTTTTATCTTTACCTGGTGTAGTTTCTAAAAAAGGAATTTATTATTATGTAATTGAAAAACAAACAATTTTAGTTAAGAAAGCTCTAGAAAAAGATGTTATTAAAGAAAACTATTATTTAATTTGCTTAAATTTAGAAAATGAATTTATGAAAGAAGAAGATAGAGATATTGTAATATTAATTAAAGATGCTAAATATTATTTTCCTATTTATAAAGTTCAAAAAGATGAAACTAAAGACAAAAAAATTAAATTACAAAAATTTTATTCAAAAAATGATTCAACAGAAAAAATTATAACAGAATTATCAAATTATTATACTAAAAGTTGTCAAAATAAATTATTAAATCAATTATCAATTTCAAAAGATATCTGTTGTAAAAATATAATATTAGATTTTGAAAGATTAAATATCAAAATTAAAAAACAGTATATTGATAATAGAAATAAATGTAAATATATTGAAATTGGTAAAAGCGAAGATTCTAGTAGTATATTAATTCCAGTAAAACCATCTGGTATAAGTTATA